GTCATCATCCCACTTTTTGTAGTATCCGCCTTCACGGTAAATGGTGTTTAGTATTTCTTCGTATATGTAAACACCTTTGATCCCGAATTCGCCTTTGATCAGTCTGACCTTCTTGTCCTCCCGAAGGCCCACATCCCGCGGCCAGTAGTCCACCCCGTCCTTCATAGGCCGGGACATCTTGTATCACCTCCTAAAACGGAAGATCTGGATCTTCGATTTCCACAAAAGAATTCTGTACAGGGGAGGCTTGCGCCTTCTCCCCTGCGCCGGGCACAGATGCCGGGGGAGAGATTCCACCCCGCTGTTCTTCCTTTGCATCTACAAAAAATGCTTCTTCTGCTACTATTTCTGTTCTGTACTGCTTTACGTTATTGTTGTCCACCCAAGACCGCGTTTGCAAAGATCCCACAATGCAAACGGAGCTGCCCTTTTGAAAGTACCGCGTCACAAACTCCGCCGTCTGCTTCCAAGCAGTTACGTTAAAGAAATCCGCCTGGGTAATTTCCGTATTCTTTGCTTTGTATTTACGGTTCACCGCAACGGAAAAGGATGTGACCGACACGCCGGATGAGGTCGTCTTCAGCTCCGGATCCGCAGTAAGTCTTCCGCCGATGATCACCTTGTTAAAATTGAAATTTGCCATACTCACTCTCCTTCCATACCGCTGTTGCATATATAATAGGGGCAGAGCGCATGGTCTCCGCAGCAGTATTTTCTCATATGTTTGTCCTTGCCCTCGGTATTGCCGAAAATCAATCCTACCTGCGCTATGTCCGGCGCCGGCGTCTCGCAGTAAATAAATCGGCCGGCAGTCGAAATATAGAACGGACATTGTATTTCTTTCATGTTCCACCTCGTCAAAAGTCATATGTAATTCTTCTTAAATGCCTCCATGAAGGCATCATGCCCGTACCGCTTTTCAAATGCTACTTGTGCTTCCCGCTTCAGCCACGCGGCAAATGCCGCGTCTGCATGTACCCCCTGGGGCCTGCCTCTGTGATGCATCGGGCACAGGTATACCTTCATGCCATATTCCTCCGACACCCTTCTGCGGCTTCCCTCGAACACATGATGCTCCTCTACATTCGGAGAACCGCATATCAGACAGCGCTTATGTCTTTGCAGAATACTGTTCACTCCATCCCTCCAGCATCCACGCGAGCTTTTCAGGCGTGGCCGTTTCAATCCCCACAGCCTTGCAGTCCTGTACTACAAAATCGATCAATCGGGACATCTGTGCCGTATCATAGTCGGAAGATCCACGGTATAGCACCACATTGGTGCACCCCTTGATTTTCGACGGGAATACATCTGTCTGCCACCCAAGCCCATTCTTCTCCCAATCCCTCCGCAAGGTTTTCACTGCGAAGTCTTGTGCACACACGATATTGGATACCCCGCCGATTTCTTTAATCGCTGAACGGTATATCTCTGCCTTTGACAAACCCATCTTTTCGGCCAGCTTGTCAATCAGCGCCCAACAATAGGCATTCGCATCCAAAGACCGCCGCTTCCGATACTCTCCTACCTTTATCAATAGAACCTTTTCCTTATATTGGTCATAGTACGGCCGAAAATCCGATTGTAACTCTAAAGACAGGATTTGTCTCCCACTCTTCCAGTCATACGTCAAATCCCGCAGAGAAGCGCGTAAATCTATCGCCATCTCTCTCACCTGCCTTTTTCTGTGGCTTTATACCTCTCCGCAAGCAATCTGCAAAATACTGCAGACGCGGTAGATACTCCATTTGGATCCATGCAGCGTCATACGGTATCGGTATTTCCTTCAAACGGAGCGGGTCCACCGGACGAAAATAGTTCCTGTAGTCTTCCGACTCCAGTCCATAGGCCGCTATGATCACGTCTTTCCCCGCAGCAAACCGCTCTACCTGCGCCTGCATCCAATATGCCTTGGATACCCGAAAGGGCTTGTCCGCCCGGTGGGTCTTTACCTCTACTACAATCCGCTCTGTCTCTCCGTCCAGGTTGACCCGCAGCCGGTACTTTCTCGTTCGAATCTGCCGGTCCATCTGTACGATGCCCATATGTTCCAGAATCCTGTGCTCCCAGTTCGTCCCGGCAATCATCGCCGGCGTGGCGATACTGCTTTCAAACAGCCCCAGCTTTACCGCCCACCACCGGGCAAAGCTCTTGGTGTCTACACCGCTGCACATCAGTATATACGTATCGGAAGCGCCGAACCACCCGCTTCTGTCCTGGCTGTGGATCATCTTGTGAGCACCTTAATACAATCTGCCGCTTTTTCCAAACCCCGAAGGAGAATCGCAAGCTTCTTTTTGTCAAGCTGCATCTGGGCCAGAATGTCTTCATACTGCATTCCCCGCTGGATTTTTTCCGTCAGCAGCTGCTCGATGTACTGCTTTACCTTCAGCGGATCGTGCTGAGAGAGATCCTCCACCGCCTCCGGTGCATCTTCATTCATCCACAACTGAAGGCCCAGCCCAGTGCGAATGGCGACCCCTTTTACAAACGCCCTTGCATGGGCGTTGGAAATGCGCAGCTGGTTCAGCCCTTCCGTGTATACTACAAGCACCCCGTTCATCAGAGGATAGCTTTGTACAAAATCCAGCTCGTCAATATGAATTCGAACTTTTACAAAATAGCTGCCGCATTGCCGCCCATCTTTTGTTTGCGTCTGAGCAGAGGAAAACAAAAACGTGCCGTCCGTGTTTTCCACCGGCTCATAATACACATCACTTGCACCGTACTCACGAAGAAGATCGATACATTTTGCCCAGTTCAAATACGGAATTTGTACCTTTCTCCCCCGATCGTCTTTCCCTTCGCGTACCTCACAGAAAGGAAGTATATCTATTTTTCTCAGCTCACTGTAGCTTTTTAGTCCCATTCTGTATCCTCCATATCTTTTGTCCTCCCTGCTTCCCGAATATACGCAAGGAAAGACCAATGCCCTGTATATGCCTCAGGGGAAAGCACCGCCGGACCCCCGTCCTCCTGACACATCATACAGCCCGTGCACTCCCCGCTTCCGTTTACACACATCAGTGCCATTTTCTTCGTACCTCCATGGGGTCCCAAAAAAGCTCGACATGACTGTTTCGAGACCCCCTCTTGACAAAATCTCTTTTTCCTGCTATACTTTATGTAGATGATTTTTTTATGGCTCGGTTTTCCGAGTCAGGCGATTCCTTTCGGGAGTCGCTGGGGTCGGTACGCATTGCGGTAATTGCGTATCGGCCCTTTTCCTTTACATCGATAACAACCCGCTCCGCTCCCAGAACGAGAGCCCCTCTGGACGCCTGCATCGCCTGTGGGATGGTAGATACATATTCCTTCCACTTCATGCTCTCACCTCCTTTCCAAGTCACGTTCCCAAATGGAAAAGCTCCATCAGCCTGCTAATCCCTACACAGCACCCCCATCCAAGCATCCATATTGCCGCAGACTGCAATAGCAGGATGGCTGCCTTTTTCATCTTGTTTTTCATTTTCTCCCTCCTTGATTTAGCTGCTGATTGCACGTGCTAAATCCTCCTTGGAAATAACACGCACATTGCGGCAAATACTTTTAAGTCTCCCGCGAAGCAGTTTCTCAACCATCCGCCGGTCAAGCCCCAGAAAAGCTACTACTTCCGGAAACTTCAATAATTCTTTTTCAGGAAAAGCTTTGTCAATCCTCGCTAAATTGTCTCGGTATGATTCTTTTTCCCGTGCCATTTCCTTCCCTCCTTTCCACAAGATCTCTTAGGCCTTTCCTCTTTCAGCTTCCAGCTTGTCCAGAATTTCTCGTGCCATTTGGACGATTTTCACTTCCCTCGGCTGCCACAATCCGGGGGTTTTATTAATTGCAGTGGAAAACTGCTGCTGAGTGATTCGTTCCCCTTTTTCCCGGAAAATTTGTTCAATGATATACTGGTTTGTCGTGCCAAGTGCTCCAATCCTGTCTCGAATATCACTGCGCGCCATGTCCTTTAACCTCCTTTCTTGTCTTTTATTGTCGAAAGACAAATAATTCATGCAATAAAGATTGACAAAAGTAACTTTTTTGCTTATTATGTTATTAAATGGTGCATAAACGCATAAGAAAGATACTGTTTGCCAAACAGTATTGTTTTTGTTGTGCCCATACTGTTGAACAATGTTTCGCTTGTATAGGCTTTATGTAACACAGCCGATGCTGTGCTATGGGTATAGTATATTACGTGAATTTACGTATGTCAATACATTTTACGTGATTTTACGTAAAATGTATAACTGCACAAAAAGAGAGGTGAAAACTTGTGGATAATGCGCAGTCAGCTTCGATTATTAAAAATATGTGTAAATCCAAAGGAATTACCATAAGTGCACTGTTGCTTGCATGTGGTATAAGAAAAAGTTTGATATACGATATGGAAAAACGAGACTTTACACCATCTGCTAAGGTAATTGAAAGTATCGCCGACTACCTGGACTGCTCCGTCGATTATCTCCTCGGTAGAACGGACAAGCCGGAGGTGAATCGATGAAGCTGTGCTCTGCCGTATACAGGGTGCATCAGCACCCAAATTTTGCTGCAGCAAGGAAAGAAGGCGATATTTATGCTCAACAAACTGTTTAGCAAAATGTTACCCTTTCCGGGTCTTCCGTAAGTTTTACTTCGGACTCACCCTTAAGGTGAGCGCTTCGCAAGCGTAGAAGCAAAAGACTGAACTAAGCAACCTTTCGCCTAAGGTTATCCGGTAACCCGTCGGAGTCGGGACAGGTGTCATTTAGCACAGCCTGTCAAACCAGATACTTACCCGATTGCGTTCAGTTGAAGACCATTTGCAGAGGCAATACGGGATCAGGCGAGGTCCCGCTGAGCCTAATGCCCCCTGTATACGGCAGATTTGCTTGCTAACGGACAAGCCAGAGGTGAATAAGTGAAATGGATATCCGACTTCCTATATTAGAAGAAATTGAAAAAAGCGGAAACTGCATGGACTATGTAACGCTTATGAACAAAATCAATGCTCCTGTAACTACAAACGGGGTTTTGCAAGCAATGATTGAGGAGCACCTGATCTCCGGTACGCTGAAGGCAAATTCCATCGTAAAAATGGAACCATCTGGAAGCGCCCTGCTCTCACAGCTGCGCGCAGACGCCGATGAGAAAGCGTACCAACATGCCGAGAACAAACGCGCCAAGATACATGGCCGTATATTTCAGGTATTTCTTGTGTTGCTCTCGTTTTTTCTTGGTCTTATCGCGGAACACTTTGGGTCGGTCATAGATTTTTTCGCCGGCATCATAAAATGAATTCCGAAAGTTCCGACAGTCTTTGCTTTGCAGATTTTCCACCCCACTCACCCCACTCACCCCACTATGGTTATAGTATATCTCGATAATCTCATATTGTCAATTATTTATTTTCTATTTTCTCGATTTTGTGTTGTTGTACAAAAAATCATTCTGAGATTGTTGAGACTAAACAAAGGAGGACTTTATGTTTTGGGAAATATTCAATAGATTGTGTAATGAACACAATATCAAACCAAATACGGTAGCAAAAGAAATTGGTATTCCCTCTGGTTCAGTAACCGATTGGAAAAAAGGTCGTATTCCACGCGACGGAACATTAATTAAGATTGCTGATTATTTTAACGTATCCATGGATTACCTGCTTGGAAAAGAGAAAAGAGAAATCCATCCGAGAATTACGGAAGATACCATCACTTTTCCTGTCATAGGAAGCATCGCAGCAGGTTATGATCACATTGAAGAAGAAGACTATAACGGCGACACAGTGGAAATTCCCGCATCGTATCTGCATGGATTGCCGAGGACAGATTTCTTCGTTCTGAAAGTAGAGGGAAACTCCATGTATCCCCTGTATATAGAAGGGGACCGCGTTCTTGTCCGTAAATGCGAAACATTGGATCGCAGCGGACAGATCGGCGCCATTCTTTACGAGGGAGAATATGTTACCCTGAAAAAAGTGGAATACGTAAACGGAGAAGATTGGGTGAAGCTGATACCAATCAATCCGGAATACCCTCCGAAAACAATCAAGGGCGTAGACTTGGAGCAATGCCGCGTTCTCGGAATGCCCGTGCTGCTCATCCGCGAGATTCGTCAATAGGCTTTTGCTTGAGAGAGCCGGATAAAATATAAAATTAGGAGAATAGTATGACGAAACTAAAAGATAAACTTTTAGACACACTTGGTGGTTTAGGTATCATTCTTTACTATGCTTTAACCTTTATTTTTTGCTTTGCCCCTATATATGTTCTGCCCATCTCTTTATGGTGGGTAATTGTCATTACTATTGTCGCTTTTATATTTCCCACAGTGTATGGATTGATCTCCCCTATTCTTTGGATATGGGGGTTGGTTGAAACGATAGGCGGGCCGCAAGACTGGATCGCATATGTATTTTATGTGCTCTTTGTTCTGTGGTTTATCATTTCATTTATTCCCTTCGTATATAACCTATTTAGAGCTTTTTCAAAAAAATAAATATTCGTCATTAGGAAGGCAATATGATATGTTGTTAAAGACAGAAAAAGTTAATGAAACCAAGTACATTTTGACAGTTTCATTTGAAGGAAAAAAATACGAGAAAGCACTTGCGAATTATCCTGATTATATTCAGGAGATTTTTCGTGATTCATACGAAAATAAATTGTTTCCCAAAGGAAAAACCCCTATATCTGTAATCGAGGAATTACATGGTGATGGTTTGTATCGCGAAATTTTCAAAAAACATTTTGTTAATCTGTATCGAGAAACAATTAGTGATGCAAAACTCAATAATGTAAATTTGGATAAAGTTAGTATCGCCTATTTTTCTTGTGAGCGAATTGTTTTTA